TGAAACAGCTATGTCAAAATATGAGTTTGATCAGGTATTTAAGGATGTAGGCGGAACAGCAGGCTTTTTAGAACAATTAACAAGTTTAAGAATGGCAATTGATACTAACCGAACAGAGCTTAATCAGTTAAATATGGAAAAAGCTAAATTAGGGATGCTTCCACCTAATTTAAGGCAAGAGTTTGAGAGAAGATTAGATCTCGAGATACAAGCAAATAACTTAGAAAAAATGAGATATGATCTACAGTCTAGAAATCGACAACTAAATCTTGCAAGGGGCACAGAACAAGAAATAGTTATACAGCAAGGAATAGACAAACTACAAGAACAGATTGCACTAGAAGAAACTAAATATGACCAAAATTTAAAACAGTTCTCAAATATTGCAGAAATAGGAATGACTGTAGGGAATACTTTAGAGTCTAGTTTAAATCAGGCATTTACAGGAATTATTCAAGGAACTACAAGTTTAAAAGAGGCTTTTAAAAATTTAGCTAAAAATGTTCTTCAAAGTTTAGCCCAAGTAATTGCTAAGTTATTAGTAACTAAAATCCTAATGTCAACTCTAGGGGGCACCACTTTTGGAAACTTTCTTGGAATTCCTACCTCGCCTGTCACAGCCGCAAAAGGTGGGGTATTTTCTGAAGGTAAAAAAATGTATGCAACTGGAGGAATTGCAAAAGGTCCAAGAGCTGGATATCCTGCTGTATTGCATGGTACCGAAGCAGTAGTTCCTTTACCTGATGGAAAATCGATTCCTGTTTCTATGAGTGGAGCAGGAGGACAGCAAAATAATGTTACTGTAAATGTTGCAATAGACGGCCAAGGACGAGCTTCTTCAAATACACAACAAGACTCAGCACAGGCAGGAAATCTTGGAAATATTATTGCAAAAGCAGTTCAACAAGAACTTCAAAATCAGAAACGTTCAGGCGGAATACTGAATCCGTATGGAGTAGCATAATGGCAATAGGATTTACAACTTCATCAACTTATGGAAATAGAGATATTGTCCCTGACAAAGGGTTGGGCAGGCAATCTAAGCCTCGCGTTCGTGCTGTAAAATTTGGAGATGGATACGAGCAGAGAATTGCAGATGGTATTAATCCAATTGAAGAAACGTTTTCATTAAGTTTTAATAATCGTACGGCTGCAGAAATTGATGATATTATAGGATATTTAACATCTCTTGGAGGAGTAAGCTCTTTTGATTTTACTTTTCCAGATAATAGAGGGGTTGGAGGGGAAACTACTATAAAAGTGGTTTGTGATACTTATGGTCAAACATATACAAATGATGGGTATCCTTCTGCAACAGCAACTTTTAGAAGAGTGTATGAAGCATGACCGATTTAATAGATGTAGTACAGAAACAAGAGCCAGGGAGTGAGTTAGTAGAGTTATTTGAAATTACTTTACCTAACGGAACAATTTTATATCTTCATCCTGGCTTTGATACTACTAATGCTACAGGTGACATTTCTTTTCGTGAAAAAACAGCTCCTTATGCCTCTCAAGACTATGAAGCTTTTCCTATAGAAATGTCTGGCGTAGAATTTGTAGCAGATGGCGCACAAAATAGACCAACTTTAGCAGTTGCTAATGTTACTTCCGCCTTTTCAGATCAACTAGGAAGTAATATTTCTAATGATGATTTAATTGGGCAACCCGTTACAAAAAGAACAACTTTAAAAAAATACTTAGTAGGAGAATCTCATGACACGGGTACTTCAGGGCCTCCGATTGAGTTTCCCACACAAAAGTACATAATTGATAGGATTACAGCAGAAAGTTCTTTATCTTTAACTTTTGAATTAGCTTCTCCATTTGATTTATCTGGTATTAAGCTGCCTAATAGAAATATTTTGGGGAGGTATTGCTCTTGGGAGTATCAAGGAAATGATTTAAATTCAAGAGGAGGATGCTTATGGAGTAAAGATAGCTTAGTTGTTAGAGGTATATCCGGAACTCAAGTTTGTGCAAGTTATAAAGCATATTTTACTTCGGAAGATATTCCTATTGTTCCTGAAGTTATTTTTACTACAACTACTGCATGGCAGACTTCCCATGCCTATTTAATAGGGGATTTAATCAAAAGGAATAACATAGTATGGGTAGCGATTGAAGACCATACTTCAAACTCATCAAGCACAGGCTTCAATACGGATTACAATACCAATGGCTACTGGACTCAATATGCTTATCTTTCTTGGGCAACTTCTACTTCTTATGCTGAAAATGCTTATGTAAAAAATGGAAGCAACTACTATCGATGTAATACTACTCATACTTCTGATGCTGCTTCGTTTTCTGCTGACTCGGCAAAGTGGGACACAATCTATTTGTATAAAACTTGGGATACTGTAACCCCTTCAAATAATGTATTTGCCGTAGATGACTATGTAGAGTACGACAATGGAACACAAACTACCGTTTGGAGAGCTTTAAAAGCTAGCGACAGGGTAAATCCTGAAGAAAGTACTTATTGGACTCGCGGAGATATGTGTGGTAAAAAGTTTTCTTCTTGTAAATGTAGATTTCAATATAATCCAAGACTCAATAAAACTGAGTTAAACGCTTCTCCCTCTACTAGAAAACTCACAAACGAGTTTTTACCTTTTGGAGCATTTCTTGGCTCAAGGAAGTTTAGGTGATCGAACAAATAAAAGAGCACTTTGAAGAGTGCTACCCACAAGAAGGTTGTGGAATTATAGGAATAGTAAAAGGCAAAAAAAGATGGTATCCTTGTAATAACCTTGCTGAAGATAATGATGACTTTGTACTAGACCCAAATGATTATGTAAAAGTCATGAAAGAAGCAAATATATTTGCTATTGTACATGACCACATACATAGTTCAAATGAACCAAGCGAAAATGATAAAAAATATTGTGATGCTTTAGGAATACCTTACTATATTTTTTCTTTTCCTTCTATGGATTTAAATATAGTAGAGCCAGAAGTTAATTGTAGCCCTTTAATTGGTCGTGAGTATGAGTTTGGAAAGTATGATTGTTTAGAAGCAGTAAGAGATTATTATAAAGAATATTTAAATATAGAATTACGAAGACGACTGCCTTACTTAGATGATTGGTGGGAAGCTGGAGAAAATTATTTTACTGAAGAACATATAAAAGAATGGCAGTTTGTTAAAGTAGAAGATTTAAGAAAAAATGACGTAGTAATTTTTCAAATGGGAGCAGATGTACCTAACCATTGTGGAGTTTACTTAGAAAATGACATATTTTTTCATCATGCTGTAAATCGACTTTCGTGTCGAGAAAATCTTTACCCACTGTGGGCAAAGTATTTAGTAGGAATTTATAGATATAATGCGTAAAATTTATTTAGAAGGGCAATTAGGACAAAAGTTTGGAACTTCACACTTATTTTGTGGGGATACTCCTGCGGAAGCGTTTCGCCTTATTGCGGCAAACTATCCTCAGTTTAGAAAGTATCTTATTGACTGTCATGAAAAAGATATCGGTTTTCATATTGAAGTTAATAATCAAGAAATTGATACAGTTGAATGCTTACTTCCTCTTTCTCAAGGAGATATAGTAATTACTCCTGTGCCTGCAGGATCTAAATCTGGAGGCGGAAAAATTCTTACTGCTATCGCAATTGCTGCTTTTATAATAATTAATCCAGGCGGTATACTTACTTCGGTTACAACTACTGGCACTGCAGGGCTAGGGTCAGGTAGTACTATGGCAGTTTCGGCTACTACAGGGTTAAATACTGCGGGGTTACTATTATCTGCAGTATCTGTAAACTTAGCTCTTACTGGACTAATGCAATTAATGGCTCCAGACCCTGCGACAGACCAAGAAAATGAAGAAGGTTATCTATTTACAGGGGATACAAGAAATGTTGTATCAGGAGACCCTGTTCCTCTTTTATACGGAGAGCTAAGGGTTCCTGGTTTATTGGTATCTTCTGAAGTTGCTCAAAATACAATAGCAACTGATAATTATGCGAATATTTATACAGGTACAGATAAGGATATGTATTCTGGCTTAGAATATGCTAATTCGATGCTATTTCAAGCAAAGTTTAATTCAGACACTCAATCACTAAATACTAGTCTAGTAACAGAGCCTTTAGATGGCTCTGTTATAGGAGCAAAAAATCAAAATGTATTATTAACTCATGTAATTTCAGAAGGGCCTATCTATGGGTTAGTTAACGGAACTTCTTCTGTATATTTAAATAGTGATCCAGCACAGGATCCTTCGGATAGTAATAGTACTCGTAATGTTCAGTTGACATTTACAAATGGAAGCTCCTCTACTAGCACAAATGATAGTTTGAATGAGAATGAGAAGAACACTAAGGACAAGGATACTAAAAAATATATAGAAT